GTAAGTCCACTTTGCTTTATTAATAGATTGTAAATAATCATCAATCATAAGATGATAAGGATTTATATCTATTGTTTCTTCTGATGATCCTTGCTTCCTATCATCAGCTTTCTTTCTCCACTCTTCAGGTATATAGAACTCAGGAATCTCATCTACATATCTTCTACTAATCTCATTATAGCTAAAGCCTACTGTGTGCTTAAACCTTTGCCTAGCTACAAAGAGTGGTACTTTCTCTCGCATCGTTATCATGCAATGCGTGAATGGTGTGAAGTGATTATTCCTAGCAAGAAAATCTAATAGTTTCTGATCCTTTGCATTAAGGAATACACCCATCTCTGAAACATTAAACTTTGACTCTTTGTTAAAACTAACCCTGGCTGCATTAACTACAGTAAGATCAGTTCCCATAGAATCTACGAGTGTTGCTGTAAGTTGACCAGACATCTGTAGTACTCCTTATTGTAACCTCGTTGCCATTCCCTTGCTCTATCAGAAGTAGGAGGAAACGGATTGTTTTTGTTCCTCCTAAATCCATTCCTACCCTGTTCTAGTATATCCCTCATAGGAAAAGGATATCTTCTTTTATACGCCACAAACCCCTCCTGAGTTGGTAATTTCACAGATATCATGTGTTTCAACGGCTTCTTCAAATTCTGTTCCTAACTTATCTACTGCTTCACTGTAAGGTACTACAGAAAGGGGTTGACCACCTCTACACCCATCAGGATATACTGTAAATCCTCTAAGTCTATGGGCATAGGTAGCAAGAGTACTAGCAAAATCATCTACTGTGTCCTCGTTATTAAATTTAGAACCCCACGATGGGAGATTAATAGTAGAACTAATAGACATATCTACATAATCCTGTACGTCTGCTTGAAATTTAATCCTTCTTTCATAATCATCTGCAAGATCTAATGCAGACTCAATCTTATCAGGATTAGCACCATACATATCAATTAACTCTTGTGCTGCTGAGTCTACAACATATTGATACTTCCATTTAGTACCACCAGTTAAGTATCTACGTTTGTAAGCTACTGCAAAGATAGGTTCTATTCCACTGGAGCTACCAGCGAGTATAGAAATAGAACCAGTAGGAGCGATAGCCCTATTCGCAACTGGTCGGGAAATGGATAACTCATCAGCAAATTTCTTAGAGATGTTATCGCTGACACCTTTATAGATTGCCAACCATTTATGTAACTCTGGGGTAACTTCATATTTTTCTCCTCGTTTGACTAACCATTCATGCATACCCATAAGACCTAAACCTAGTCTTCTGTTCTTCTCCCTAACTTCATATACTTTAGCATAGGGTAGTTCTGCTCTTAGTGTACCACATATTAAAAACTTAGTACTTAGCTCAACCACTCTAGCAAGCTCTTGAAGTGAATCAATGCGTCCAAGGTTAATGCTCCCAAGATTGCAAACGTCACTATCATCAGCAGAAGTAACCTCCGTACAAGCATTTCTTAGGGTATCCTTTTCATTATCCATAAAGTTAAAACTAAATCCAGGTTCGGCAGTAGTTAATGCCTGTTTAACATTATTTTTAAATACCTCACCGACATCACCTGTCTTCCAGTAATTCATTAACCATTCAGTATCATAATTAACACTGATGTTAGTCATATCTAAAGGTGCGCGAAAGTTAAAGTCCTGTTCCTTTATATCTTTAAAGCTAAATCCTGTACTACCTACAGGCATATCGTGCCAGTTTTTAGCAGTTAAAAAGTATGGTATATCGTTATGCTTCCAATTAAGTGATGCATACATGGCAGATCTACGAGATCCACCTTGCATAACATTAGCTCCTATGGAATTTATCATCTGCATTTTGGGAATTGGTCCAGATGCTAGTCCACCAGATCCACCTAGAGATCTTCCTGACTCACGATATATAGAGTAATCAACTCCAATACCACCACCTGTCATCAAACATGATTCAGCTTTCCAACTAAGGTTAGCCCAATCTTCTCTTGTATCCTCTTCAGCAGATAACAAGAAACAGTTATTATAAAAACGTCTATCTCTACCAGCGTAGTAAATATATCTACCACCAGGTACAAACTTTAGTTCTGTTATAAACTTCTGTAGTTCTTGTCTTTCTTCTTTACGCATAAGAGGATGCTCACCTGCACGTAAATCTCCACATACATCTTCAACTAATACTCTAGATAGTTGTTCCCATGTATCACAACCAGTGTGAGCATACTTTAAGTTAAATATATCTTCAGAGAACTTAGATCTGAACATTGGATTCATGTTTGATTTAAATGTCATCGTTTACTACTACCTTTATATTATCTATGACTATACCTTCTAGAGCATCTGAAACAGCAGACGATACTAACTCTTTCATATCTTCTTCTAATCCTGCCTTACCATCAACAGGAACCCAATAGGCATTACTGTCTATCTGGGCATTTATGTATATAGAAACTTCCATGAGATCTTAAAACTGCCAATCTGTTTCATTATGTCTAACAGTATCTAACTTAGTCTTAGCATCCATAGAACCTATTTCACCACCTAGACCAGCATACCCTGCCATATCAACCCAGCTATCCTGATGACTAGGATTCTTAGCTAATCGTGCCATCTTAACCCATGCCATGCATAGTGCAACATCTTCTCTAGTTACTTGTTTCTTTAGTATCAATGCCCAACCTTGTGCAATGTCATTGAAGTTAGTGAAGGCATCTCCATACTCTTTATCTCTATCTCCTGTTACAAGTTCAGACGCTTTTTGTAATACGATCTCTCTTGGAATCATCAGTGTACCTTCTCATTAAAATTTGCATATACAACATTACCTTCAACCTTTTTAATTCTTTGCATTGGTTTGACAGTAATATCAGGGTTAATCTCTGCTAATCTGGCAGCAGCTTCTGCTACAATACTTTCCATAACAACCCTAACACTTGAGCCTATTTCTTTTATAGCATCAGAACAGTTAAAGTCACCATCATATATTTGTAACGTATTATCTATAGGATCAAAAGTACAAAAAACACTATACGTATTATCTGGCAGTATTATTTCATGTACTATTTCTTCATCTTCATCTTCGGACATACAGTCAACTCCATAAAATCATCAGCATACATCAATGCTAATGGACGTTTACGATCACCTTTTAGTATTGCTACAGGTTTAGTAGCTTTCATCATGTTAGTTTCAGCCTGTTCCAAAGCAGCATATATGGCAAAGGATGATCTTGCTTTGCATTCAACTGTCCAAGGAAATAGTCTACGTGCTAAAGGACTAAGACCTATATCAGGTCCATTGACTCCACCAGGAGTTGACGTAACATCATCATCCTCTACACCTTTGAGGTGTTGTTGAAGGTAGTTACGTACCCACTGTTGGAGTCTACGTCCTTTAGCTTTCGCAGACGATACACTTATTCTATTTGAAGACTGTGTAGTGGTGGTAGGCATTGGCTGATTTCGATTTAGGGTTACGTTCATACTTTAAGTTAGGCCAACAAGTATATCTAAAACTACAATAAGAACAAGCCATCTTTAGTTTTCTATTACCTGTAGGTTTACGATAAAAGAACTCTTCCTCATCAGTAAATCCACGTACAAAGTTATCTTCATTCGCTTCTTTATATCTAGTGATCGTGTCCTCTATCTTATTAGTATAACTCTCTTCATCATCAGGATCAGCTTGCACGATTTTCATCTCACCAGTTTCTTTACTGATTGCAATCCAACCACCTGCTTTGATCTCTGGAGTCTCCTCTCGTTCAGCCTTAGTATAGCCAAACAACTGAGCGCAATACCCAAAGTCATCATTGTTTTTTAATGCATCATAAGAAGCAAACTTCTTTTCAAATGCAAATCGTGATGCACTTTTAATATCCCACAAAGAGAATCCGTTACCATCTCTGATAACTAAATCAAGTTCTCCATTAATGTAATCACCATCAGGTGTTTTATAGCCTACTCTTTTATTTAAGTCTACTATTTCTACTCCTGCTGCTAGTAAGATTGCAACAGCTATTACTTCAGTCATATCTCCATAAAGCATTTTAATACGGAAAGAGTTAGACTCAGGTGCTTTCTTCCAACCTAGTTTCTCTGCGTGTAGTTGACAGAAAGGCTTACCCACCTGAGACATAGAGGGGAGTTTTGCTCCCCCCTTTCTCTTAAAGTTAAACTTACCTAGCTTACTATTAAACATCTGACTAGCTCTAAATATTATATCGTCAGGTATCTTAGGATCACCAGCTAGGTAAGAATCAATTGTTGTTTGAAGATCCATCTAGAATGGAATTTCATCATCAATGATTTTGTCTGGATCTATATCGGTCTTTACTTCACCAGGAACCATGTTCTCTCTCATCTTACTGACTACTTGTTCATTCTCCATAGTAATAAGATCAGCAAAGTCTTGCAGGTATCCTCTTGTAACTTCAGTCAATGCTCTACGCTCATTAACCATAGGTGTATACTTCAATACAAAGTACTTATTAGAACCGGCTTTCTTTAGTTCATAACCTATTTTTATGTCACAGTTAAATGGTTCCATTTGATACTGCTTCTTAATAGATGGTAGTAGTTTACCAATCTCAAAGAAGTTAGAAGGTCCAAGCTTTATACGGAAGGGTACTTCATCAATCTCTACCTTCTCACCTGATGCAGCAATAGGGTTATCCATACGTATCAAACCAAATAGGTTCCTACTTAACTTAGCCTTAGATGCAGTAGCATAGGCAATAGGATCAGATGCACGTAGCTTCTCTCTCTCCGCATTGCTTACCCAACCACACTTGTCACCACCAAACCAATCTAATGCTTTATTCTTAAAGCTCATAAAGTGTTGAGATATGTTGGAGAACTTCTGAGAGTCTGGATCATATACAGAAGTCTGCATAGTCTCAGCAAATACTCTGAAGTAGGTATCTTTAGCAAAAACATCACCATACTCAGGGTGATTTAATCCTATTGATGGTGCAGGTATGCCCTCTACCATATCCCCATTGTGTTCTGCTGTATTGTCTTTGTTAATCCTGGCTCTTGCCAAGTTAGGTCCACTATCCATTGGGACAGTATATAACATGGAAAAGTCAGTAGTGTTTTCGTCTATCTTAATTAGTCCGTTCATGTAAAACTCCAATCATTAAATGAACAATTCTTATAACATAAAGTGGTTTATTTGTCAAGGTTATTTTTCTCCAATTCATAATAAAAATCTGCTATCTTATATAGTTCTTTTGATGTAGCTGTATTTTTTATTGTATTAGCTTTTACGGAAACTACAACTACATTATCTTTTGTATACTCTTTATTGTTATCTATTCTATCGAAAGATAAATTCCAAGGGCTATTAATATTAAAAACAAATGGAACTTTATAAATAGGACACTTTAAATCTTTAGGTATTAAATCTAAAATGTCTTCTGGTGTTAATTTGACAGATATATTATTTAAATTTTTTCTTCTTTTCGTATCTGCTATAAGTCTCTGTCTTTTTAAAGAAGCCCATTGTCTAGTAATATCTTTAAAAGATTCTACCTTTCTTATTATTTTTCTTCTTGCTTCTTTAGCTCTATTTCTTCTTTGCTTAACTTCTGGTTTTTGTCTGTATTTTCTTGCTACTTCTTTACCCTCTGGACTTTGATTATATTCTTTTCTTTTTTGTTTACCCTCTGGACTTTGATTATATTTCTTTCTCTGTAAATTTATCTTTTCTTTAACTTCTGGTTTTTGTCTGTATTTTCGCATAACTTCATTGTGTTTTAATCTATTTTTAGAAATTTTATAGTATGCTTTATAATATTCTTTTGCATAATTTTTTTTTCTTTCTTTACGTTCTAGTTCATTATCTATTATCTCTAATTCATACTGTTTCATTAAACTCCTCCTGATCCATCCAGTTACTTCCATGAGACATTTCTACCTCAAGAGGAATGTAATCAGATAGACCAAATCGTTTTTTAGCTTCATCTTGTGCATCCAGGAGACACTGTGGACCTACTTCTTTAACTATATCTATCTCATCTGGATGTGTATCTATAAGCACACTATCATGTACTGTATTAATTACAACACTTTTTAATCCTTTCTCTTTAAGTTTGTTGAACAATAATATCACACCTAATGGTACAATCTCTGCTGTAGCTACAGACTGTACAGGGTAATTAACTATCTGAGTCTTAAAGTTAGCATTGCCTGATCTATTTCTCTCGCAGTCAGGAAAGCTAAACTGTCTACCTGTTGCTGTAGTCACTAGCTTAGTAGCAATAGCTTCATTCTGTAACTTGTCATGCCACTTAAAGATATCTTTATACTTACCAAAGAACTCCTTAAAGTATATCTGTTGGGCAGGAGTACCTTGAGTACCACCATACAAAGGTCTGAAGGTTGAAGCTTTTGCTGCATTTCTTTCTGTAGCCTCACCATTATCTGATAGAACTTTAGCAGTGTATGCGTGAACATCAAAGCCAGATTCTACCTCACACTTAACAACTGAATCAGTGGCAAGTATACCAGCTACTCTAAACTCTAGCTGAGAGTAATCTATCTCAACCAAAGTACCACCATCAAATCTACTGACAAAAGCCTTACGAACTGGAAACAATCTACCTTTAGGCATATTCTGTAGGTTAGGATTAGAACTACTTAAACGGCCAGTTGCAGTGATACACTGATTAAAATTAGCATGAAGTAGTCCATCACTTTTGATACCTTTCTTTATACCTTCAATAAATGATGCGCGATATGTATCTATCGCTGATAATCTAATTAGTGATTCAAGAAACTTCTTTACATTAGGATCTGTGGTAGTTCTAAGATGTTCTGTGAGTGTTATCTTATCAGTCTTAAACCCACCAGCAGATGCTAGTTCTGATCTAGGTTTGATACCAAGGCCAGCTACTTCATCTACTTCTAAGTAGAGT